GGATTGTTGTCTCCTGTCCGTCGGGTCCCATAACCCGGAAGAATACAAGGGCTTTATTGCAGGGAGGAATTTTATCGCTCCCCGGATGCCTTGCCCGCTCAAAATGATCGATCACAAAATCATAGTCACCTTCTGGAAGCGTGACAAAATTACTGTCTTTTTCAATCACATCATCCCAGCCTAATTCTCTATCCATTTCACTCATAAATTCATGTCCTCCTATTTCTTGTCTTCATCAAACGGGATCTCATAAGACTCCCTCAGTTTTTCAATCATCCCATATACCTGCCCCCACGCTCCGACCAGCACTCCGGAAACGAAATCTGGATCATAATTTGTAATCGGGGTTGACCGTGGATAATACCCTCGGTCTGCAACAACCTGCTGGATTTCTTCTTCAGACACCAGTTTTTCTTCCATTAAATCTCTGAGCGCCTTTGGGATGCTCTCACGAACATGGAATACACTGGACCGCGGCACGGGCTTATCCGGCTCTGCATGTGGTGGCTTCTCCTCCGCCTTCTCCTGTTCTTCTGGCGGTTTTGTGTCAAATTCCATCTGTTCCGGGGATCCTTCAGGAATATCCATAAAGTCAGGAGTATTCTTTTTATCAGGTTCCGCAGAATGCTGAACCTGTTCCTGTGTTTTGGGCTGATCTGCAGACGGTCCTTTTTCGATGATCCCGGAAATTACGTTGTAATCAAATTCACATTCATCTGGCAGTCCATACCGGTTCTTCGCATCCCAGCAAGGATGGTGAGTGGTATACATAACGCGCTTCCCGCCCATAGCTTTATGCTTTTTCCCTTTATCATCCACGGCTACAGTGTGTGTTTTGTAATTACAGAACAGCAGCATATCTGCCCACTCTTTTACAAGTGGCGATGTCTGAGACTGTGTCTTTTTCCCTAATTTCAGCTCCCAACGATCATAAGCTCCCATTTCATCCGGCTGTTCAAACTTCCGGAGCTGCGCATGGGCTGTCAGTACAACATTAACGCCTACCTCAATCACATCAGTCAAACGGTTCAGGAATCGTCCAAACTCCTCTTTGGTGTATACATATCCGTTTCCATATCCAAAGTCTTCGATCCCTGACTTACTATGCTTTGCACAGATATATTCCACACAGAGCTGCTCCGCCCAGTCAATCGTATCGATCACAAGAGTCTTGCAGAGTCCAACTGTCTTTTTTACATAGTCGATCTCTTCCAGGAGCATTGTCCAGCTCGTCGGACGCGGCAGTCTCGCCACATCCATGTCATTTGT